CAGAGGCAGCCGTGACCGCAGGTGCTGCGGTGGTGTTTGTTGATTCATCAATCAACGCAATCGTAACGCTCGCAGGGAACGTGCGAGGTATGATTACAATGGCTTGTGGCGAGGCTGATACTTGAAGAATATGCATCTTAAATAAATAACCTTTTACTTTCGATTTGTTTGAAAATAGAAAAGGGGCTTACGCCCCTTCAACTATTCTGCCTTGCGGTAGGTTACGAGTTTGAACCTACAACAATCGTGTCAGTTGCACCTGCAAGCCCTGCGAAAGGATTGGCAGTAGTAGCACCGTTGATAAAGTTGGCAGGAAGTTGCTCCTGTGCCTCCATTGTCAAAGTGTAGCCCGATAGGTCACCCATAGCAGCACCCGTTACAATCGTTCCACCCGTTACTTCAGCTCCGTAATTCAGACCCATCATAAAGGCGTTGCCGTTGTAGTCTTGTACCACAACATAAGGCCTTCCATAAGCAAGCAGCTTCAATTCTTTGTTGTCCTCCTTTGTGAGTTTGGTCAACGTCAAATTCAAAGTCTGCGTGAAGAAGGTAGTACCATTCTCACGGCTTGAGTTAAAGGTTTGCTCAAAAGAGCTATTGCCTTTTACAAGATATTGGTAAGCAGAGAAAGTTCCGCTGATGTTGGTAATCTCATCGTTGGTGAGGGTTACCGTACCCAAGTCACCGAAGTCTACAAAGTACACGGCATAAATGCCACCTACTACGTCTTTACAGGGTACTGCCCTGCCTTTTGTTAAATCACAAGCCATTGTTTCTTTGTTTTATTAGAATTAAAAAAGAGGGCGAGGACATAGCCCAAGCCCCCTCTTGATTTACATTAACTCGGATTAAGAGTAAAGGACTACGTCAGCTCCGATTCCGTACTGAACTCCTGCGAAGAAGCGAAGGATTACACGAATATTGGCACTTCCGTCAAGGTCGGCCATGTCAAGGACACGCACTTCGTTTCTCTCATCAGCCAAACCGCAGCCGAAAAATAGGTTTGAAGCTTCAGCAGCAACCATCTTGTTAGAAGGAAGACCGTTTGCCATAGCAACGCGGATGCCATCAAAGTACAAGTCTCCGTTGCCGTACCACATTGTGCCTTGATTGTCAACACCATTTGCTCCAAGACCCGAAGTTCCGAATCCACCAAGAGCGCGGACATAAGCCTTTGCAACGTTCTGTGGAACGTAGATGGTCAAGTCCTCTTTGCCGTAAAGGGCAGAAGGGATAGCATCTACAACTTTACCAAGCTCGGTGATTACGTTTGCAGCAGTTACGGTGGTAGCGGTTACGTCAATAACATCAGAGTCAGCAGTCATCAAAGAAAGGAATCCGCTAAACTCACCTGCACTTGCAGCGTTTCCGTTCCAAATGTTCTGCTCAATCTTTTGGGCAGTCTTTGAAGCAACGTGAGCGATAAGGAAGTCAGCGAAAGAAGTAGGGATGCTATCGTAAGCGGAGACTCCCATCTGACCACCAATCCAAGATGAGTAGTAGTCTTTCTTGCAAAGCTGCAAGTTTACCTGAAAAGGCTCAACGGCAAGTACGCGGTCGGTCAAAGTCAAGGTAGAAGTTGCATCAAAATCGCACGTGCCATCTTTTACGATGTCGTTGGTGTTCACCTTCTGCAAGGTGGTTTTGTAGTTTACGTTGGGAAGAATCTCAATGAGTCCTTTGTCCAAAGTGTTAGCAGAAAGAAGCGCAGCAGAGATATACTTCTGCGCAAAAATACCTGCATAGTTTGTGGTGATTGAAGTGGTCGTAGCCATTTTTTATATTTGTTATTTGTTGATTCGTGCAAGGACTCGGTCAATCGTTTTTTGTGGGCGATTGGTACTCATCTTTTGGACTTGCTTTGTTTCGGGGTTGTGCTTGATGGCTTTCGCAGCAGGTGCGGCAGATAGTTCTGCTTTAACCGCAGCCATCTCCTCCTTCTTGGCGTAACCGCCCATCTCCTCACGCATTCCTTTCATCTCCTCGCGCATCATTGCAATCTCCTCGAGAACTCTCTCAATGATTGCAACTACCGCAGGAGCGTCTTCTTGTGCCTCTACCTCTGCGAGTTCTACCTCTGCTTCGGGGGCTTCAACTTCTACCTCTACTTCAGTTTCGGTAGCGGCTTCTTTGATTTCAGCGATTACGCCTTCTTCGGTGATGACCAAAATACGGCCATCAGCAAGTAGGTGTTCGCCAATAGGAGCAGCAACTCGGTCTTCGCCACTAATGACAAATACTTCGTTACCTGCTTCAAATGATTCTGCCTCAAGAACGGCTCCGTTCTCAAGTGTCATTTGCTCGAACTTAACCTCGCGGATGGAGGACAGTTCAGCAAGGATGCGGTTAAGGATGTTATTCGCTTTCATATCTAACTAATTAAAGGGGTTTTGATTATTTGTAACATTTTTAGAGGTCTTGCCATAGAGTATTTGTGGACTCCCATAGCGTGTTGATGGTCTGCCACTCCTCGCCAAGTATGACAACGCTTGTGCCTTGACCTACGAGTGAGCCGATCCCTTGCGCTGCAAGAGAGCCATCGCAGCAGGTGGACTTGTAGGTGTTGTCTTTGCATAAGCATCCACGATTGCCACCTCTCGGTGAAGCAACGGGAAGTTTCATGGGTCTATACATTGCCAAGTTCTTTTAGTTTGGATTCTGCCCATCGCTTACCTGCGAGACCGCCCCATAGTAGGAATGATATTGTTCCGCAGGCTTGCGTGTCGTTCTCATCGTAGTATTCTTCGGCTCTTGATAGGTATGAATACATCCGTGTGATGGTCTCTACGCTTACAGGCTTGCCCTGTGCGAGCTGCTGCGCTCTTACCTTACCGACAGGCGTTGCACACTTGTTGCCGTTCTTCTCGTTTAGTTCAATACCACGCTTCGCGTTGTTCTTCACCGCATCGGGGTAGTCAGAATACGAAGCCATCTCGGTGCGTGTTCCCGACTTCTTACGACCATCCCTTTTTATGATAGCGACAATTTGTGCAAGCATCAACGCTGCTTCCTGCTCCTCTATCTGCGCCATCTCTTGCTTGGCAAGGTTTAGCTTGTCCACGAAGTACCCCTCAATAGAGAAGCCTTTGACCTTTCCTGTCTTGACAAAGTTTGTCCAAATTTCGGGGTTGTTAACTTTCATAGATACCATCCAAGTGCCTATTGGCAAATCAAAGCCGTACTTCTTGCTCTTGTCTTGTACGTCATCTTCAATGATCCACGACTCTACAACCGTGAGGCCGTTGATGCCTACCTCGTGTTCAAGCGTAGCGTTGTTCTGCTTGGACTTCTGAAAGAACATCTCGCTTGCTTTGCGGATGGTGGCTTCGCTGAAGTAAACGTAGAACTCCTCCTCGCCTTCAGCGCGGTAGATGGGTTTGTTGGGTACGAGTGCTGCGCCCATAAGGATGCGCTTCTCATCGCTCTGCGTGGCGAACTCCACCCTTTGTGAGTTGAGCGCAATGAAGTCCTCCTCAATCGCAGGATATTCTACAAGGGAGATTGCATCAATGCCCGTGAGCAGCATTGATTCATCAAGTATTAGTTCAATTAGTTTCATCATCCGAATGTTGCGGTTCTTACTCTTTGGCGTTGTAGTTGTTGTGCGGTCGTTACGTCACCACCCACAACGTATGCACGGATGGGCTGCTGAAACTGACCACCGATGCTCTGTGCAAGTTGGTTCACGCCACCCTGTCCTACGATGTTAAACTGCGGTGGTTGTGATGGCGCAGTAGGGGTAGATGTAGGTGTTGATGGCGTTGAGCCGCCTCCCGTTGGTTGTGCGCGGTTAATGTCACGAATTGATGCAACGGTTGTTGCTGCAAGTGCCGCCAACTGAATGCCCCTATTTATTGAACCAAAGGGTTCGGGTAGCGATGTGCTATTCTTGAAGATTCCGACTGCTGCTTGCGCTGCATCTATAAGCACATTTGCTGATGCTACGGCTTTGCTATTCTTGAATAATGCACCAAGCGCACCCTGTACCGCATCAATGGATTGATTAACCATTGCGGCCTTTGCATCTTGTGCCGCCTTCTCCAATGCCGTTTGAGCATCGGTTGTCTTTTTTGTGATAGCAACAATCTCTGCTGACTGCTTCTCCTCAAGAGCAATCCTCTGCTCTGCCGACAATTCATCCAACTGAAGCAGGGCAAAGTACTTATCACGAACTGCGTTTATCTCACGTTGTTGGTCGGTGAGTAGCATCTCGTATGCCTTATCCAATGATGCGCTCTGCTGCAAATCAAAGTCTGATAATGCTTTCTCCTGCAATGCTGCAAAGGCTTCTTCGGCTTTTATCTTCTCATCGGCTGCTGCTTTCTCCTCTGCCCTCAATCCCTTTACTTCAGTACCAAGTCTTCGCTTGCGAGCGATGCTCGCCTGCTCTAACTCTGAAACACGAGCCTCTGCCTCTGCAATGGCTACCAACTGCTCCTCGTTTACTTCCGATATTCTTGACTGCGCTTTAAGAGCTGAAAGCCTCAACTTTTGGTTTGCTATTTCTTTGGAGGCTACGGATTCTTCTAACGCTCCTGCTCTCTCTACCGCAGCAATACGTTCTTCTGTGCTTTTGGTTAGGTCATCAGCAATGAATCGTGCCTCCGCTATCTGCTTGTTGGCCTTTGCACGTTGTACGATTAGCGCACGTTCTGCATCTTCTACGTCATTTAATAACCCTGCGACTCTTGCTCCCTCTTTGGCTGCCGCTATTGCTGACTTGCCGAGTTCACCGATTGCATTGACTGCACCTGCAACCTTGTCGGTGACGTTCTCAACTCCAAGCGCAACCTTGCCTGCTGCATCGGCTGCGGTCTTCGCTGCTGCGGAGAACTCACCCTTTAATGCAAGGCTGATTGCTTTACCCAAAGCAGGAAGCAGCTCAAGCAAACCTTCAACTCGGTTAAAAATGTTTTCTTTGAGGGCGTTGCCAAAGTCAATCAATGCTTGCTTCGGGTCGCTGAAGGTCTTAAATAATGCTTCTCCAAGTTTAACGAGTACATCAGTCAGTTTGCCAACGACTGCACCAAGTGCGCCAAGTACAACCGCTAATGCATCACCACCACGCTCGGTCTTTGAGAAATAACTGACAAGCGAGGTTACTGCCACAAGCAGCGCACCTAAACCCGTTGCGATGATCGCCCCCTTGAGTGTGCCGAATGCTTTTACCGCACTACCAATGCCACCCTGCAAACTCTTGAACGCAGATACCGCACCGCCTGTGCGCTTGTCTAATGCCTCAAGGCCGCTACTGATAGCCTCGTTTGTCTCTTTGGCTTTGGTCTGCGTCTTGTCAGCCTCTATCCCTACGGCTTTAAGCGCAGCGATAGCGGATGTGGCATCCCCTTTTATCTCAATTATTTCAACTGCCGCCATTGTAGCTTAATATATTCATTCCATCCTTCGGGTAGTTTGTTCTTGCCTTTGGCGATTTCAACGCAATCACCTGCTCCAAGCCACTCATCCGAGTTTAGTATTTCAATTAAATAACTTAAATATCCTGTCTTCATACTACGTTGAGGAGTTCAAATGATGCTTTGCCTGTGGTCATATTTAGGTTGACGTTGTTTATGATGTACTTGGTGTTGTTCCAAATGATTGCATTCTGAAGGTTCAGCGTGATAATCTTACCGATGGGCAACACCGCTTCTACGTTGTACACCCTTCTTGCTTTCGCGTATAGGTCGGTGATGTAGTTTGACCACTCGTTGTTGTAGAGGCTTTGATTTACCGATTGCAGATGGTATGGGTCTATGTCTGCACCAAACGTGATAGCGTGTGATGAGGCAGCACTTTGGTAGCGGTTTGACGTATTGGCATACCAAGCGATGTTCACTTGTTCGTGAGTGCCATCTGCATTTACAAATGTTAAAGGATTTGTTTCTTCAAGGTCGTAGTTATCAAAGTAGCCATAAAACAATACGGGTGCGCCCAAGTATGGGTTGAATATACCATCCTCGTTTGCTTCGCTTGTGATGCTTTTATACACGAGTACGTTTGTGAGAACTCCGTTTGCTTGGTCAGTAAGCCTCTCAAATAGCGGACATTCAAACGGCACTTCAATTAAGAACTGCTCGCCATCAAAACTAAAGGTGTTGTTCAAATCACCAAATCCTACGTTGTTTGTTTGCAGATATTGAAAGCCAAGTATTGCTTGTGTCTCTTGGTACTTAAATTCAATCTCCCTGTATAGCGGTGGTCGGTTCACGACATACTCCGTGATATCAAGATAGGTCTGATAGTTTTGGTCGGTTCCTGCTGCGTACCAATCCTCCAACGGCTGAAGCAAGAAGCTCGTTGATGTAGTTGGCACAATCACCATATTGTACATCTTTAGAATGCCTGCTAAAAAGTCTTTTACCTTTATTTCGGGCATTATGTCTTGCACTATTACTTGAAAGGAATAGGTTGCGGATGCAGTTTGGTCAACCTCAAATCTTTTTGTGCTTGTGCTTGCATCAATAGCCTCATAATCATCTACTCGATAATTGAATGAAACAGATGTTGATGGTCTAATAAATAATTGCACCGCGTCACCTGCGTTAAATCCAAGACCAATAAACGTATGAGTAACAGAACTTGCTGCGTGTGCGGCATTAGAAATAGAAGAAACAAGCACCCCGTTAGTAAATAAACCAATTTCATAGGCTGCATTTACATTAGTAATTGTAACTTCAAGTTGATAAAAATCCGTGTCAACTACGTTCCAAGTTTCAGTAGTTAAATTAAATTCAGTACCGCCTCCTGTTGTTCTGTTAAAGTTTATTAACTGCCAAGCAATGTCATTGCCTCCACCAAATAGATACCCCTCGTAGCGATGCAGCCATAGAGACAAATCAACAAACGGAGTAGCAGACAAGAATGAACCTGTAAACGTGATTCCGTATTGGGCTGCTATTGCATTAAGAATAGATTGAACCTTTAACGCAGGCTTTAACTCATAGTAGCGGATTCCGCGCAATCCCACGCCTCCTGTTTTGTGAGCAATGTTGTTTTCGTTATTAGCAGCACCACCACTACCACTCTGATAAAACCAATTCTTTACAGGGCTGCAAAGCGGATAAAACAAGCCCGTGTCATCATTGGTGGTTAGCTTATTAAAGATTACATTATCGGTGTACTCGTGGTTGAACTCTGCAAAGTCAACGTCATACAGATAGTCCTCGCCAAACAAATCAACAAGCGTTACCACATCCCCATAGAACGTCAAGGTGTAAGCATACGGCTCCGTGCCTTTCAACTGCACGTTCTCTACCTCAATCACCCCTGTGCGGAATGGCAAAGAGTTTATTTCGATTCTTGCTTCTTGTCGTAACCTTCCATCAAAAGTATTGACTGTGCTTGTCGTAGTTGCACCTGCGTTCCAAGCCGTGTTAAAAGTATTCCAAGTGATGCCTATGCTATTCCATACGGGGCTACCTCCTGTCTCGGTAGTGATTAGCGACTCCGTGATATTGGCGTTGTAGTAGTGCTGAAGTATCTCGTTATTGCGTGGGCTTGCAGGAATGGTAAAGCCCTGCGTGAAGTCCGTGAACACCTTACTGATGTCCTGCACGTTCTGCACCGAGAGGTTGATGCTTATCTCCTCATCATCAAATATGTCAAGGCGAAAGCCATTGACGTAAATATCAACCTTGTTCATCGTACCAAGCTGCGCTCATCAAAGCCGAAGTCAAAGGACATTGTGTAATTGATAAGCTTTGTGTTCACGCTCTTTTGGTATTCTATGGTTCCACGATTTGGAACTGCACTCACCCAATTACTATTGGTATAGACCGCGACATACTCGCTCATCAGAATGTCCTCAATAGTCTCATCGTAGTCTTGGTCAACGAACCCTGTGTTTAGAGTTAGGGTGTTGCGAGAGTTCACGTTGAAGGATTGGTACTTGCCTATCTCCAATGAAGGGGTGGTGAAGCCATCGTTGTAGATGCTCTTTTGGTAGGAGTCCTGCGTGAAGTTACCACGCTCATCGCTGCGCTTAAAGAAGGTGATGAAGTCAGCAACGCCAAAGCGGTTGATGAACGCCACCTGTACAGGCGTGTACTTTGCCTCACATTGAACATAGTACCTCACCGTTCCAATCGTGGTATTACTTGCGTTCTTTAGAATCACATCGTAGTACTGCCCTATGCCACCATTAGGTTGCTCGCTTGGCTTTATCTCGGTAGGTAAAAAAGGATTGTTCTCAAGGTTTGCAGGGCCGACTCCTGCATAGATTACAAGGTTTTGTGAGTTGTTGGTTGCGCGTGTTGGTGGTGCTGCGCTTACGGCACTCACATAGAAATCATCAGAATCACCACTCTGCCAACTAATGACAATGTTAGCAAGACCATTATTTACGCTATTGTTAATCGCAAGGGATTCGTAGTTACCGACAAGCACCTGCCGATTGCGATTCGTGGCAAGCACGGCCTGCGTTACCGCAACGGGGGCGATATTATCACGAGTTGCCCATCCATCAGTTGTTAGGTATGCGTATGCGGTAGGGGATTCATCGGGGAAGGTTGCATTCGCAGGTGATGCTCCGTTATTAGAGAATGTCACAGAGCCTTCGGGTACTATCCACAACGCCTCACCCTGTGGGCTTTGCGTGTAGCCTATGTCATTCCATACGCTGAAGTCGTGGTAGAACTCCGAGCGCACAAGGTCGCTGATTTCAAAGTTGATGACTTGGTTTATTGAATAGTCTTTGCTCAACGAATAGTTAAACGACCCCGATGCAGCAAGGACACCTGTGCGAATACGCAAGTTTAAGTCCATCTCCGTAAGCGTGTCAAGCGCAAGAGCGTTGTTCTTTGCCGTAATAAATTGTGGGCTTCTTGCCATAGCAAGGCTGCTCGGTGTAGAAAATACAGGTGTACTCATCGTGTGGTAAATGCTTTGAAGTCTTCTTCTGTTAATTGAAATGCCTCTACCAATTCAGAAGGTAGTTTCTTAAATGCCAATCCAAAGGGAGTGCTGAAGAACTTGGTAGCGGGGATACCCTTATTGTAGATGCTACGGGCTAATGCGAACTGAAGGCTCTGCCTCTTTACAAACTGCCCCTTCTTATTTCGTACGCCATCCAATCCCTTCTTGATAGCCCATTGGCTAAACGCCTTTGCAGGGGGCATCTTATTGGTGTACTTGTAGGGAGAGGTCTGTGCGCTTGCATAGGTGCTTTTTGCGCCCCTTACTCCCTTGTCTTGGTACTCACCATAGTCATCCATTGAGAACGTCAAGGAGAACGAATTTTCCCCTGTTTGCAAATCGTAGCTTAAGGAGTTGTATAGGTTCTTGCTCGCATTGCGTTTGCCCCGCGTAAGGTTGGACTTGGCCTGCTGAATAACATACCCCGCAAACTTCGCAAGCACCGCTTGTATCAAGTCCTTCCGTGCCATTTTAGCAGACGCTTATCTCGGTGTTTGCAAGCAGCACATCAAACGTAGCAGTCCACCCTGCAAGCAGGTTCTCAAACCTCTCGCTAAAGGGAACGCAAGAGGCAGTACCATCCAACTGATAAAGGTCGGTGTAAAGAGTACCCCTGCGCAGTTCTGTGATCACATCGTTGATTACTGCGAGCTGCGTGTTCAGTATGTTTTGCTCGTTGCTGATGCCGTAGAACGGCTCTGCCTGCAATCTTGGATTCTCTTTTGTCTCATCCACTAAATCCATACAAACAATACTCACGTTCATACGCACTATCTGTCCCTCGAATGTTGCTTGGTTGATGATGATATGCGACAAAGGGAAGATGGTCTGCTTGTTTAGGTCTATGTCAAAAATATCCCCTGTGGTTACCACGTTGACTTGGCTATTCGCCTCAAGCGTATCTTTTAGTTTGGTGGTGATGTCGTAGAACTGTCTCATTTTATTGACTTTTTTATTAGGTCGTTTTCAACTTCTTGCTTTTGCTTTTCGAAGGTGAGGAAGTGTAGGCACTCGTGGAGTTGTAGTTGTGTAATTTCTGCAAACTGCCTAATGTCTCCTTTAGCAAGTTGATAGATTGTTGCATACCATCCCCATTGCTTGGCGAATTGTCCTTGCTTGGAGTATTCGTTTGATTCTTCGCCTCCAAAGAGGTCAGCATAGCCTGCAACAATTCGTTCCCTAAATGCCAAAAAAAAAGCGTTGCGCCCATAGCAACACTCATCGGGGCTTGCTTCATCTGCTCCGAGTACTTGCCTGCGCCCTCATATGGCTCTATTAAATACCGATGCTTGACCTCGCTCGTGATAGGGCGATACAATACCGCCATCGCTTTGTGCAGGTCTTGCACGTCTTGCAGGTAGCCGTCAAGGTCAACGAACTCACCATAGGTGATATTGTCAAGTTCAGGGATAAACCCGTACTTCGTGTCCCCCATCGTGAAGGTTGGCGTGAGGCTTGGCTTCTCGTTGATCATCGCACTTATGTGCTTGCTGATGTGGCTCACATCTTTGATGCGCACATTCGGAAGATTAGCAAGAGGCACTCCGCAGAATATCTCAAGCATCTTGTGGGTCAAGAACTCCTCATCGCCCTCTAACCTCGCAAAGCGTTGGTATTGGTCAAGGGTGATCTCCGACAGGGAGGTGGGTACAATTACCTTTAGTTCCATTGTTTAAATAACCTTTTAATTTTAGCGTATGGCATACCTGCCAAAGTTAGGCCTACTTAGCTTGTTGTAGGTCGCATATCTGAGCGCATCAATTGCGTGATTGAAGGCATCGATGGGTTTGTTCAAGAGGTTTCCATTTTTGTCTTCTACCCATTTGTAGTTCTGAAGCTCCTTGATTAGGTTGCTGCTTCGTGGGGTTACAAATAGCTTGTGCCGCTTCAGCACGTCAATGCCCACTATAACGCTATCTGCGCCCTTCTGCGTGGGTTTTACGTTCCATCCCATACGATGCAGCTCCTCGATGCTTTTGGGTTCAGCAGAGTCAGCATATACCTCCGTGCGTCTATCAAGGCCAAGTGAGGCAAGTACGTTGCTGATGTCGGGGTTGGTCATACCCGTGCGGTAGATAAGCTCATCCACATACAGATTGTCTCCCGACTTGTAAACTGCCACAAGTGCCGTTGGGTCATTGGTGTACCCAAAGTCCATCCCGTGACATAGGAGCGTGGCATCGCTTGGTATCTCGGCCTGCCCGTATTGGAAGATGGTGGCTCTGCTCATCCCTCGCTCACCGAGTCCGTAGATTCTCCAATAGTCATTGTCCGTATGTTGCAGCCTTTCTATCTCCTCAACGATTGAGGCATCCAAGAACGGGTTATCGAGGTATGTGGATTGGATGTAGGTAACGTCATCACGAGTCAGCAGCTTATCGTAAATCCAATGGAACGCATCAGAGGGGTTGTAGTCAACCCATATCTTGCCTGTGGTACGAATCAAGAGCTGAAAGAAATCCTCCCAAGTGAGTTCGTTTGCCTCATTGCAGAATAGGTAATCACGTCTCGCTCCCCGTTTCTTCTGCGGTTGGTCAAGGCTAATGAACTCAAATAGGTTGCCATTCAACTCGTAGGTGTAATCGCTCTTGTTGTGCCGTGCCTCATCGTACAGATTGTTTGCATTCAGTATCTCAAAGAAGTCACGATAGGCCGTCATCTTCAGAGACGGCAGAGACTTGCGCACTATCGAATACACCTTGCCTCTATCCTCCATCGCCATCACGATGAGCATCTGCAAAAGCGAGTAGGTCTTACCCGAACGGCTGCCGCCTTGATTGACTACTATCCGAGTTGGTGCGGTGTAGTTCTTCTCAAAGAGTTCGCTACTCTTTAGGTTTAGCTCGGACAATCTCTACCTTGATTTTCGTTAGCTCATCCGATACCTCGTGTGAGTTCTCCACCCTTGCGAGTTTGGGGGTCGTGTACTCTGCCATCTTGTTCAAGAGGTCAAGTGCGCCCTTCGGGTCATCAGCAGCAACTTGGGTGAGCCATAGGGTCATATTCTCAAGGTTGGCTTCGATGAGGGTTTGGAATGCCTCTCTGATTTTATTGGTGGTCTTGTTTGGTGTTCCGCTTGGCCTTCCTGTGTTGCCTGCTATGAACCTGCCTTTGTCATCTTTCATATCCGTTCAATTCCGTTATTTTCGGTTGTATCTAAATAACCCTTTTTGATAGGTGGTGATCGTGTGTTGCTTGAAGTCGCTCCTTCCATTCTTTAATATCGCCATAAGCAACATGGCAATTACGGCATAGAGCCATTAGGTTTTCTATGGTATCAGCAATTTTGCTTCCACCCATTCCGCGTGATTCTATGTGGTGAATGTCTTGCGCTTGGGCTTGACATATCTCGCAGGGTATGAAGTCAGTTGTGGAGTAGCCCATCCCTTTGAGATAGACCTTCGTGTGGTTCTTCACCTTTGGTAAATCCAACAGTCATCTATGAACGTAGCTCGTGGCAGCAGCTCATCAACGGCTTGGATTACTCCCTTCCAATGTTCATGGTAGTCATCTCCTGCGATGAAGCCACCCTTCTTTACTTTGGGCAACCATAGCTTGATGTCTTCCTTTACCGCTTCATAGGTATGGGTAAGGTCTATGAATACCACGTCAAGGGATTCGTTGGCAAACTTCTTTGATGCTACTTTGGATGTTGCTTTGATTACATTGTATTTACGCTCACCCATATTCTCCAAGAATAGCTTGTAGATGTCTATCTCCGTTGCGAGCTTGTGGGTGGTCGTGAGTTCGTTAGGTGACCCCTTCCAAGTGTCAACGATTGTGATTTCTTGGGATGTTGCGGTGTCGCATAGGTAGGCTGATGACTTACCTAACCACGCTCCGAGTTCAACGAACTTGCCGTCTTCGGGCATATTGGCAAGGAGGTAGTCGTATGCTGCTTGGTGGTTGAACCACCCGTCTATTTGTTTGCTCGTTTTCATTTTAGGGCGTTATAATAACAAAGGTACTGCTCTACGCAGATAAGTGTTCCTTGTTCGGATGCTGCTTGTGCAAAGGTACCGTCTGCCTCGTAGGTCATCTCAAAGCGTAGGGTGGGCAGGTCGTATGGCTTGAACATATAGCAGGCGGTATCTATGTTGCCGACTCTTGGTTGGTCGGTAGGGCGTAGCCTACCTATCTGTCCCCACGTTACGATAGAACAGTCCAAAGCGTTTAGGTTGCTCCACTCCTCAAGGAACTTTGGGTGCAAGATATTGTCATCATCCAAATAGTAAACCCAATCCTCTTTGGTAAAGGAGTCAGCATACAAATCAAGGAACTCATTGCGTAGGGGGTTGCCCATATCCCCCGTGCGTGTGGAGTAATGTGTGATTGATGCGCTTGTTGCTCCCTTGTAGTTGGTAGAGGCATCCATCATCACCACCCACGTTGCATAGGCAGGGATATGTTGTTTTAGCCTTACGAGGTTATGAGGGCGTGAGCAGGGAGTGACTATGTAAAGCATCGTAGTTCGTTTATTTTCTCCATCGTAAAGTCCTGCACATACTCATATAACGATTCCGTTAGGTCAGCAACTTGGTTGGGGTTTTCTTTTAGCCTCTTGATTGCTCCTGCCCATTCGCTTGGGTGCTTGATAGCAATGCAGTTCTCTTTGGTGATATAGGGTGAATAGGGTTGTGTGTTGCTCACTATCAAGGCGCACTTGCTAAAGCCTGCCTCAAGCATCTTTAGGTGCGACTTGCACTTGGCAAACTCGGAAGTGCTTAACGGCACAAGGCTAACGTCAAAGAACTCGTAGAGCTTGTGGTAGTGTGTTGGTGGCATCGTAGGAAGCCTGTGGCTTGCCCTCATAATATCGGGGTAGCCATCTACCTCTGCCACATACCCTTGATAACCCTCAAGGTTGATTGTGGATTCCTTTACGTCTAATGCGTGGTGGTTGCCCCCTATATATCCGAAGCGCACTTCATCGCTTGGCTCTCTCTCTACCTGCCATGTTGGTACGCTGATGGCATTGGGGATGATTCGGATGTTGGTATTGTACTTCTTGACCTTTGAGGCAAGGTGCTTGTTTGTCACCCATACCTCATCAGCAGCTTTCATAGACCGCACGATGCGCATCTTCATCTGCTCCGAGTATAACCCAAGCAAGGGATGCGTAGGGGGTAGAACCCACCAATCATCGTTATCAACGATTAGCTTGATGCCCTCCTTACGGCAAAGCTTTACAAAGTCATCAAACGGCTCAACAGGGAATGCCCTTGAGGCAAAGATGTGAGTGACCTTCGGCCACATCTCGGGGTCAATGTCGGTAATCTTCTCAATAAAAAAGACATCTACATCCTTGTGGCATATCAAGGGGGCAAATGTCCTGTGGTGTGATACACCCGAGTTCTGCTTGTGAAAGGCAAGCACAAAGGGTCTAATCATACGCTCGCCTCTTGGTCTTTGAACCATTGCGCCATCGCTTTGCGGTCTAAATACTTTACCCACATCCGAGCAGCTACGGCTCTACGTTGGGGCTTGAAGGGGTAGGTGCTACGGAGCTGCGCCATCGCTATCCTCATAAATTGGTCTTGCATTATTCTTTGGTATTTGAGGTGTTGCAAAAAATGCAACGATTGGTTTTATGTTAAAGTTTGGTGTTCCAATAGTATTCGCATTGGCCGTGCTTGACAGGTACGCCAACAAAGAACGATTGGTACATTTCGGCAGGTGCGGTGAATCGGTAGCACGTTTCTTTTAGTGGGCAGCCCTCGCCCGTGCATTTGGTGATGTCGGTCATAACGTACCAACAACTGTGTACGAATCCAAGTCCTCACCCAAGATGAAGAACTGCTTGTACATTTCAATAGCCTCAAGGGTCTTGCGCTCTCCCTCTGCCACGAACTCGGGGCTTACAGAGTAGATGCCTATGTCAAGGCTTGCCTTGTCAATAGCGATGAAGAAGAACTTATCAATCGGCACTCCGAATAGTCGGGTGTAGATGAACGCCTGCACATCGTAGCCGTACTTCTTTGCAGAGTAGGGGAATGCTCGGAGGTCGGTTGTTGTTTTCAAGTCAGCCAAAAACCCTTCAGCATAGATGTCAGCCTTCGCCCTAAAGGGCAGGCCGCCAATCATACCAATCTTGGGTACTTCAAACTCGCAGCCTGTGATAAGCCCAAGCACGTTCTCGTTGCGCAGGAGCGCATCAGAGATGCGTTGCGCCTCGTTGTACTCTTTGCGGGTGCATAGGTTGCGCTTGCCCTTTGCATCCTGCCACGCCTTTGCGTTCTTGCTCTGCACCTCAATCACCTCGTAGTCCGCTACCCTGTGCGGCTCAAGAGCCATCAGGTGAACGAGCCTGCCTACGGCAAACGCATCGGAGTCCTCGCTGCCGTACTTTGTGACATAGTGGTACGTCTTGGGTGAGGTGAGCAGCAGCTTGCAAGCAGAGGATGATAGGGCGTTCTTACCGAGTACCCCGTAGTAAAAGTCATCATCGTGCATCTTCTCAAGGACTGTCTCCATATCCCAAGTGCTTCCGTCAAGTAGTTCTATGATTTTCATAAGATTGGTTTTGTTAATTAAATAAAGGTAAACATTTTTTAGCGACTGCCGCAACTACGTCAACAGTTACTGCGTTACCACATTGCTTGTAGCGTTGGGAGTTACTCATTGGCTTGACTTCTCCATCGTAATTGCCATAGGCCGTATGCTGATCGGGGAACCCTTGTAAGCGTTCGCATTCAATAGGAGTAAGCCTACGGATTCGGTAGCCATCGAAAAGACTTATGCCGTTATGTTCGGGCTGCGTAAGCGCAGGTGATTCATCACGAAGGGTCTTGTTGTATAAATCCATTGCTTTGATTTCTCCCTCTACAAAATTGTTTCTGCGGATTGTTTCGTTGACTTTCTCGTAGGTATAATTGGGTTGAACTACTGCTTGATTGCAACTCGTTTCAAGTGTCTGCGCCTTCTGCTTTCCTACACGGCCTCTGCGAGTTTCGCTATTGGGTTGAGATAGGTTTATGGTATCACCGCTTGTTGCTTCTTCATATCCCGAATTTGTAGCTGATTTTACTCGTAGAATAAGATCACTCTTGCCTTGATTCAAAGCAGGCAAAATGCCATCCGCATCGTACACTCGGTCTTGCTGATAGGGTTGCGTACCGCTATTTGAATCAAGTTTAGTTCCAATTTGCATAACCATTCTTGGGTCTTTGTAGTCTCTTGCTGCAAGTGTTGGTGAGTGTTTGCTATAATAACGAATTCCCTCGTTTTTATGAGATACGTCTATTATACAAGGAGAATTTGTATCAAGTTGTTTTATTTCGGCTGAAGCAACTGCTCCACCGTTTTCTCCGATAGGAAATACTCCTCCCCCACTTGGGTTTGTAGAATATCCGACAAGGTATATGCGCTCTCGGTTTTGGGGTAGAAACCAACTTGTATTAAGCAGTTGCCATTCAAGTCTATAACCCCCAATGTCGGCAAAGGCTTGGATAATCGCCCAAAAGTCTGCGCCATCATTTGAGGAGAATGTCCCTTTAACATTTTCCCACACAAATACACTTGGTCGGCATTCGCTAATAAGACGGATTGCTTCGAGGATAAGAGAACTTCTTTGTCCTTCCATCCCCTTTCGCTTTCCTGCCAATGAGAAATCTTGGCAAGGACTTCCAAAAGTGATGAGGTTGATTCTTGGAAGGTCTGCTCCTCGAACATTGGTAACTGAACCGACATAGGTAGAGGTTGGGAATTGATGTTTGTAAACTGCGATTGCGTGTTTGTCTATCTCCGAGAAGTAGGATGTTATTTCATATCCTGCTCTCTCAAAGCCTAAATGGAATCCACCTATCCCACTAAACAAATCAAGGTGGTTGATCTTCATTTTTTGAATGTTGCTTCGTACCATTGGTCAAAAGGCACACGAAGCAGGGCATCGTGGTAGGCTATACGCAAGGTGACTTTCTCAATAGTTTCTATGTCTTTGAGTATTGATTCAGATATGTCCACCGACTTCAGCTCTCGCAGTAGTTGTGATATAGTTTGATATTTCATTTGATTGGTTTTAATTATTCTTCTGATGCGACTTGAGTTGCCCAATTCATCCACTTGATGTAGATGTCATCGGCAAGGTTTGGTATATCCCTGTAAATGGATGTGGTAGGGTATGCGGTGGTGTTGGTATAGCCATCCTCGTTGTATGACTCCTCAACATAGGTGATTTGCATCTCGTACTCGTAGAAGTCAGCAACGTGGGCAAAGCCGAGCCACTTGGCAAGAATCTCATCGGAGTTCTTATTGTCGGGGTCGTAGTCCTCAAGGGCATCCCAATAAGACTGCGGTAGTAGGTCGGCATCTTCGAGCCAAAACTTCAGGTCGTTGTATGTGAATATCATATCCCAAGAAGTTCAAGAGTCCATAGGTATGCCCAAAACGTCAGCGCAAGTGCGCAGAAGTAGGCCGTGTTTTTAAGTAGTAGTTTCATCTGATTGGTATTAAATGTTCTCCAAATGTAATACAACTTTTTGGATTATTAACAATCAAAGAAAAAATAAATAAAAAAAAGAGGACTACTTGCCCTCTCTGAATTGCGTGTAGCAAACTGCTACTGCTTGGTCTTTGTCTTGGTACTCGCTTCCGATAGCCTCCAAGCAGCGTTGGATGTATTCGGCTTGCTTTTCTCCGCTTTGAACTTTAGGTATTGGCATAGTGTAAAAATAAATTGATTTGATTAAATAGTTGCTCCTTATCCAAGATACCCTCCTTGCCGTAGTAAACGTACACATAGGGTGCGAACTCCTGCTTGTATCGCTCATTCTTGGCGCGGTGCGCCTCCTTTGCTCGCAGTTGGTATGGGCTACCCATCGCCTTGTAGGATTCGGGCTTGATTTGCAAGCCGAGCATCAGGGTTTTGTTGTAGAACATCTCCGCATCAATGCAGTAGTCGTGGTCAATGTTGAAGGTGGTCTTCTTAAAGTGTGCATCGGGGAACGCTGCGTTCAGCTCCTTTACTACAATCAGCTCCTTTTGGTAGCCATTCCAAGTCTGACCGATTACACGATGCCAAATGTATTTTTTGATATGTTGCTCATCAAGCAAAGGCAGCCTGCTCTTTAGTTCTTCAAATACAACGGTAAGCCCCGCGAACCCTTGCATCTCCTTGTAGTATTCTTGCCACCCTTCCTGTGTGTTTAGGGTGCTGCTTTCATAGTAGTCAGAGATCAACCGCATACACTCACCGACATACACCTTGCCAAAGAATTGGTTTATCTGTGAGTTCTTGTTAAGCTCACTAAATAAGGTGTTGGGTATGTCAATAGTATAAAACACTAATAGGCGTTGTAAAGGGTCTCAAGCTCCTGCAACCTACCACGAAGGCAAGAGCCGCAGTTGGTGGGCTTCACCGAATCCTTAAAGACTCGGTTGTAGATTCTATTCACTTCCGTCTGTTCAATCGCAGTCACGGTGTTCCTGCCTCGCATTTTGCCGACAAACTCGTATTCTTCTTTGGTTAAGCATTCAGGCTTCCTGTAACGGAATAGCTTGTTAAGTTTCTCCTTGCGAGCATCGCATCCGCAGTCCACGCCCGTTGCTTCGCTGAACCAATCCACCGCAGCCTTGATGCCTGTGGCGGTTGTGATTTGCTCAATGGTGTCACCCAAGCCGCTTGGCTTCTTTGTACGCTTGGTAGGTGTCTTGGCAGTCTTCTTGGATTCGCTCTCTTGCATTTTTTAGTGTGTTGAAAATTGATCTTGCTGAAATCTTGGTCTCATCCGCTAACGTGCGAATAGACATATCGGTGTTGTGGTATAGTGCAAATATCTTTTTATCGTACCAATGCCAATCAACTTGGGTTGACCAAACCCTGTCGTAAAGTTGGATGAGCTGCACCTCTGCATCTTCGTTGGCCTCCTCGTAGATAAACTCCTCAAGGATGTCTACGTCTACAAATTCAAATCTTGCCCGTTGGCGCATCAAGGTGGCGTACATATTGCGCAGCGTAACGTAAACAAAGAAGGTGTTGACCTCCGTTTCGTTGTACATTATCTTCTCCGCGTCATCCACATATTTGTACAACCTAACGTACATCTCCTGCGTAAGCTCTTGGGCAAGGTCATCGCTTGCTCCGAAGCTCTTGCACATCCGAATCCAATCGGTTTGCCGCTTTGCTAATACTGCGAGGAGTCCCAAGTGATTTCTACGATTATCACAAACAGGGCAAACTGAACTGTGTGCATCACAATATCTTCTTCAAGGTAGTCGGTCTTTGACCAATTTGCCCCAACTACAAGCCCATAGATGGGGTAAAGTCCTACGTTAAAATTCATCGAATGTGCGTTTAAGAGTTAGATACAATTCCTTGTATTTAGATAACTCCGCAACGACTTCATTGAGTTTATTTAGTTCCTGCTCCATCGCCTCAAAGTCAGGCTTGTCAATACAGGCCATCGGGTTTTCTTCAAGAACGCAGCAGGCTACCTTGTAGTAGTGCTGATAGTCCCCGTAGATTAGTCGGTCTTTGTGCATCCTTACGGCATAGGCTACGCTTGAATGGTCTTTGTCTATGGCCTCACCCAACTCGTGCAGGGTGGCGTGGTTTCGGAATGCTGATACGAATGCTGCTCTTGCGGTGGATTCTTTATGCGCACGGCTGCCGTTGTCAGAAAAGCCCAAGCGGGCGAAGTATTGCTCTTTACTTACTTTTAGTTGACGTAGTTCGAATGGTCTCATTAGCATTTGCAGCGTTTAGCTCTGCCCTCGTTGTAATTGGTTATTATTTTAGTTATCGGCATAGTGAAGTGCTTGTGGTCTGAAAGTCTCTTAAACTTCATCTCACTCGCCCATTCCACTAAATTGTCATCTTTGTCTTGTACGATAGTGTAGTCCACCACAAGGTAGTCTGTTCCATCTACTGCAAAGCATTCGTACTTCTGAAAGGGGGAGAATATCTGCCTCATAGGTTGTCCTCTATTATCCCTTGCAGACGTTGTATCTCGTAGTGCATCTGCTCGCTATCAACTCGCAGCTTGGCGTTGGCAAGGTACATCTCGTTCATCTTGCCTTCGGTGAATTGGCGGTAGTCAATGAACTGCTGAAGAAGTAGGTCTGCGTAGTGGCAGCTCATAACGTGGTGCAGAATGTCATCTTGTACCTCGCGGCCTTTTGCTTTGTCTGCTGCTTGCTGCGCCAACCACATCGCAGTACCCGCAAGCATCAACTGCTTCTCCCGAATGTAGAGGTCGTGGCTATCGTCAGAAGGGTACATCAGGAGCAGGCGTTTCATCCATTTTAATTGGCAGCAAGTTACGCCCGTTTATGACAAACCCTACGTTACCTAAAACACTCTGCAAAACAAGCGGAGTTTCAAGGGGCGTTATGCGCCCTCCCGATTCCATCTCCTTGACCTTCCGAACGTGGATGTGCGTGTAAATCCAATCGGTTTCGTGTGCAGCGAATCGGTGAATCACGATTACGCAGTCTGATCTGTTGCCCCACTTACCGCCACCTTCAATGTCTGATGTGTTTGGGGGCATAGCCATCCCCTCGTACTTGTGGCCTTTGTAGAATGTCTTGCGCATCGCTTCGGTTACAGGGTGAGCATTGACTATGGTGGTGACGTTGTTCTGATGGGCAAATACCCGAAGGGCAGATGCTACCTCATAATGGTATTCGTGCATCCCTGTCTTGCCTAATTTCTTTTGGTCTGTTGATAGGGAGTTGTAGGGGTCTATCAAAGCACCCGTATAGTTCCATTCGTTCTTGATAGAGTTCATCACCTCAAGAAGTTCAAAGGCGGTAAATAGCCTGTTGCCGTCAATAAATTGGAAGTACTCGTTGATGAAGTCCAACTTGCGGAACATCATGCCCTCATCAATCCCTTGAATAGGTTTGCATACCAAGAACTCAATGAGCTTACGCTTGAGGCTTGGCACTTCGTTCTCTGCCGAATATATCAGCCACTTCTTGCCGAAGTTATACGACTGCAAAAGCATAAGATAAAGCAGCGTGTGGGTCTTACCCACGTTGGCGTGACCGACCACTACGACAAACTCGCCATCTTTAAGTCGTAGGTACTGATCTACTTCATAAACACCGAGCTTGCCCGTGTCGTAGTACTTGCCCTTGAGGGCGCGTTGAAGATATGGTAACGAAGATTCGTTAGATAGTAGGTCGGGGTGTATCATTGATTCTGATTGGTTAGCAAATATAACAAAATAGTTGACATAAAAAAACCCCTCCGTAGAGGGGCTTCACACAACGACCTATTAAAAACCAATCAGAAAGGGTCGTTGCGATTTGCGAAATGCTCGGTGTGTGATGCAGGAGCTGCGCTCTGTCCTGTCATCCAAGCGTTAAAGGTCTCTGCGTTGGCAAGGATGGTGTTGACATCGTGTTGCGCAGCACAAGCGTACTCAACCGCAGACTTCAAAGCAACCTGTCGGATGATTGAAAGTGAGCGCTCATCGTTATTTTTAGGCGCAGATGGGGCTGATTGGTTATAGCCTCCACCACCGCCAAAAGCATTGGCTCGTTGGATTTTCACCGTGCCTTTCTCGTTCTTGGTGTACTCCACGTCTTCGCCTACGGCATAGGGAGGGGTCTGTGATTTGGCAAAGGCAGTACCGAAGTCTCCGTTGTCAAAGCGAACCTCAAGCTTGAATAAATCTTGCCATTGGCCTGTTGGGGTGATTGAAATAATTTTTGACATAATAGATTGGTTTTAGATAAATAGAATTGATTGCTGCTCCAATACATCAATACGAGCTTGAAGCTCTTGTATCTTGTTTTGAAGTGCTTGGATTTGTGCTTGTTGCACTTGCACCATCTCGGTGTAAACGTCTGAACTAAAAGATAAAGTCATAACTGATTGGTTTTACATATTGATGTTACGATTAGAAAGCGTTTGCCTAAACATTTCTTTCATACCAAGAGCGTTCTTCTTGTCCGTTCGGGTAGTAGCAGTTTCAAGTTTAGCAGACCATGTGTTGTAAAACTCAAGTAGGCGTTCAGTAGATAAATGTTGCATAATGATTGGTTTTTAATTATACCCAAATATACAACTAATTATGAATTGACCAACACGCCACTAAAAATAATTTCTGCCGTGTCTTTGGGAATTGTTGTATCGTGAACCAACTTTAAGGAATGCACATACTTTCGGCTATCATCCTTCACGCCACCCCAAGTCTTAAATGTGTCAAGGGCAAACTTCACCGCCATAATTGCATTGTCAATATCGTATCGGTAGTTGACCTTGCAATGGATGTGGACATCCTTTATCTCTTGCAGGTCATACTTCTCAAGCTGCGACATCACCTCCCTTGATACCAACTCCTTTGCCTTTACACGGGCAGTCCAATGCTTGGATGCGTAGAAGGCGTTGAGGCTTGGCACTTTGCCTACCACAATCTTGTAGCTTTTCAATTATCGGGGATCAGATAGCCGCATTGGATGGCGAAGTGCAGGTCTATCTTGGCAATCTCACCGAGTAACTCTTGTTCTTTGTATTTCGCCTGTTGGCGAGAGTTGTAATCGGAGTCGCAGTTAGCCATCAGCGTAGCACACTCCTCAAGGATAAAGTCAATCTTTCTGCGTTTGGCAGGGTTAGTATAGTACTGCATACTTTCCTGTTGTTGTTTGGCTTCCTTCGCTTGTTGCGCTAATGGTTTGCTGCTCATCTTGGCGTTCAAGTTCAAATTGTAGGTGAGCGATAGCCTTGCGGATGTCATCGCAGATAGGGTTGTGAGGTTTCTTGCCTGCTCTCATTAGGTAGGTGAGGGCAGTTCCAAGATTGTAATTATCAGGTTGGAAGTCCATCACCACATCCTTCGCCTCTATCTTCAACGTCTTGCCGATGTAGTACTTTGGTGTCATTAGCCAAAGGTACATCATCCCAATAAATGTAGATGTGGTCATTCATTATTTAGAATCATTACAAATTAGCATAAGTACTTGCGTATGTCAATTTTATTTTGTTTTTTATCAAAGTTGAATAGTTAACTTACTTAACTTAACTACTTAATCAACTATTAACTTGACTTTAGTTAGTAGTTGGTCAACTCTTAACTTTACCAAACAACTTAAAGAAAAAGAAACTTAATAAAGAAAAAGAAAGAAGTTGCGTTCTAACGCATCCAAATACCTCAAGGCATACACTTATACCATTTTAGTATTTAAGTGCAGCAGAAACCAAATAAAGCTACTCTACGAGCTTGTCTATCCACTTCTTGATGAAGTACGCAGCGATAAGGATAAGCCCAAGCGTAACCGCTGCGCCTTCCAAAGTCCATCCCCTCTGCTTGCGCTCCTTCGTTAGAATCTTGGTCTGTGTGACTCGGATGGTATCGGGCAAGCACGTAGCCTCAACCAATACCTTTCGGTCTATGTACTGAAGCTGAAGCCTTACCTTGTCTTGGTAGATTGTCGTGTCCTTGTAAAGTTCCAACGTGTCCGTTAGATACTTTGTCTTGGTGACAATGACCGTGTCCCTTACAACTACACTCTGCAGGACGGGTTTCACAGTAGCGCAACTGCTAACTACCGCAAGAGTCGCAGTCAGCAGGATTGTCCACATTGCAAGTCGGTTGAGGGGCATCCTCAAGTTTGTTAAGCCATTCATCAAAAGAGGAGGTATTTAGTTTTGCCATTGTGCTTTACTGCTTTTAGGATTTGTTTTCGGTTCTTGCTACTTGAGTAACTAACGTGAACCCACGATGGCGCAGTATCAGAGCCAAATTCCCAAATGAGTTGGTCAAAGTCTAAATTGTCCTTTATCCAATGAAACAAGACCTCGTTGCCACCATCAAACTTAAGGTCAGCAGCTTGTGCTTGCGTGTGCTGCGAGGTCTTTGCTCCCCCTACTTTGCTATTCACCGCAGGGCTGCGGTATGCACTTGTTACTTTCACCGCACCTAATGCATCTCTTGTGGGTTGTAAGACGTTTTCTGCAAGCGCACGGAGGTTGGGTTCCAAGTGCTTGGGTAAAGCATTAGGAAGCCCTGTTTTGGTAGCAGTCAGTTCTGCAAGGGTAAAGTTCTTGGTCACGTTTTTAATATCAAAAGTTGTCTGTTTTACACATTATGCGCATTTGACTTTACACTTTGCGTAATTTATGCTCATTTGAATTAGAATTATTCGCTTTTTGCATAGTGCTTGGGTTTTGTGCAAAATTCATGCAGATTTGTTACGAGCGACCCTGTGACTTGTAGGGCTTGGAGTAGTTCTTACTCGCTTTGTTGGCAGATGCACTCTTGGAGTGCTTGCCTCGCTTCTTGCTCTTACTGATCCGTTGGCTTACCGCCTGTTGCTTCGCCATCTTTTGGGTCTTTTAGGAACATCAATGCAAATGCGCCTACCATGAACGCACTCATCTCCGTGAGCGTTGCTTTCTCATAAAACACCAAAACAAAACAAAGGCCGATAATAATCAGCCCAAGTAGAGTAGTCTTCGGGTTACCGAAGATGCGCTCAATTAGCACCTTTGTCCTTCTTGTAGTCCCTTCGCCACTTCCAAAGAGTGTACGCAAGTGAGGTTACAAGTACGGCTAAACCCAACGCTTGATGGGCGTAGCTTACGAGAAGTCCTGCTCCCGTTAAAGACCAAGACGTGATTACGCTATCAGCACTCTCCTTTGTCATCTTTGTTTAGGGTGTTCTCGTATGCAGATACCAAAACACGAACCTCATCTAATTGCATTAGTAGATTCGCCTCTTGCTGCTTTAATGCATCAAGCCGTTGTTGTAGGTGTTCCACTTACTCGGCTGCTGCTTCCTCAACCACTACGGGCGTTGGAATCATTGCCCAAGCATCGTTGGCAAGGGTGCGGTAGTAGCCATCAACTCCCAATACCTCATCGGCAGCAGGGTCGTTAACTGCAAGCACGGTGCGCCAATAAGATGAAGCGATAA